CCAAGAGATCCAGTATAGCCAAGAGATCCAGTATAACCTTGAGATCCGGTATAGCCAGTATTACCCTTAGATCCAGTGTAACCAAGAGATCCAGTAAAGCCAGTATCACCCTTAGATCCAGTAAAGCCAATTAGTCCCTGAGATCCAGTATAGCCAGTATCACCCTTGGATCCAGTATAGCCATCGGCTGGGCCACGTGAACCAGTAAAACCAACACCGCCCTGTCTAAGTGCAGTAGTATACTCTATATTTTCTTGTCTAACTGTGGCATTATAATGTACATTTGCTTGTCTAATACGTGTCATTATAATTGCCAATAGATTTCGTAAACATTAATGCTCCAGTATACTTAATACGCATAACTTTAATTTATTTATATATAAATAGATTATCAAATTTAAATTATGCATTCCTGAATAGGATATATCATGATATCTATAGCAATAATTGACACAATAGGACTGGTATATGATGGTTCTACACTATCTAAAAGAGGTTTGGGCGGTTCTGAATCAGCAGTAATTCTTATGTCAAAAGAATTAACAAAACTCGGATTTAATGTAACTATTTATAATAACTGTGAAGACTCAATAACTAAACCTGGCACATATGATGGCGTTAAATATAAGCCATTTAGAGAATGTAAAAACTATACTCATGATGTAGTGATATCGTCTAGAACAGTTTTGCCACTGTGCCCAGAACATCACTATAAAAATTTTACAAATACACCTGCATCATTTGAAACTTTTGAAAATTTGCATAAAGCAAAACTTAAAATTCTGTGGCTTCATGATACTTTCTGTGTTGGTGATGAACTCATTGAAGAATTAGTAATTACTGGCTATATTGATGAACTTTTTACTCTTTCTGATTTTCATACATCATATATAACAAATTGTGATCATGGCAATAAAAGAAATTTTGAAGTACTAAAAAACAAAATATTTATGACTCGTAATGGTGCTGTAAATCATCATGAATGGGTAGATATTAAATCTAAAGATTCAAATTTATTTGTATATAACGCATCAGTTACTAAGGGTATGATTCCGCTAGTAACAAAAATTTGGCCAGAATTAAAAAAGAAAATACCAAATGGTCGTCTTGTAATAATTGGTGGATTCTATCGATTTAGAGATAATGCGCCACCAGATAAACAAGAAGAAGATTGGCATATACTTCGAAAGGAATATGAAAGTAAGAATATAGGTATTAGTTTTACTGGAATTATTTCACAACGTGAAATAGCTGATATATTATCAAAAGCATCATATTTTCTATATCCAGGAGCATTTCCTGAAACATTCGGAATATCAATGCTTGAGTCCATGTTATATAATACACCGCTTATTACTTGTAGATTTGGTGCTACTGAAGAAACAGCAATAGAACAAGCAAATTATCTTATTGATTATGCAATTGAACCTAATAGTTTATTTCCAAATATTAATACAGATTTGCAATGCGCTAAATTTATTGATACTGCTTATCATGCATACATTAATACATATTTGCATCAGCAGAAAATGTATGCTTGTAATTTAGTAAAAGACATAGCTGAATGGAATACTGTAGCTTTACAGTGGAAGCAACATTTCTTCAAAAAGTTTGGTATCTATATGGATATTAATGAGTATAGATCTGTGCAAATAATTAATGATCGTGTTCATAAGGTGTTTGGCAGAAGATTTTCTAATAATGAAGAATGGAGAGTTAGAAAGAATAAAGAACAAGAAATTGTGGTAATTACGCCATTCTATAATTCTAGAAATTATATTGAAGAATGTATAGATTCCGTGGCAGCACAGGATTATGACAACTGGAAAATGATTCTTATTGATGATGCTTCCACTGATGATTCATTTGATGTTGCTAAAAATTATATAGCAAGTCTTCCAAAAAATATTCAAAATAAAATTGATTTACATCGTAATGCGTCAAATGTTGGTGCAGTATGTAATCAAGTTACTACTCTTAAGAGTATTGATACCAGTATAACTGCTGAGTCTATAATAATGTTTGTAGATGGTGATGATTGTTTAGCTAATGATCCACATATATTTGATATGTATAATAACATGTTTCATGATGGAATTGAGTTTTCGTATGGATCATGTTGGTCAATGGCTGATAATATTCCACTTATAGCTCAACCATATCCTCCAGAAGTCAAGAGAAATAAGTCTTATAGACAATATAAATTTAATTGGGGAATGCCATATACACATCTTCGTGTATTTAAAAAATATCTAATTGACCAAATTCCATATTCTTCTTTTCAAGATGTTGATGGTAATTGGTTTAAAGCAGGTGGAGATAATTCTACTTTCTATAATATTCTTGAAAAAGCTGATCCTAATAAAGTAAAAGCAGTATCAGATATAGTATATCTTTATAATGATAAAAATCCAATAAATGATTATAAGGTGAATTCAGAGGAGCAAACTAAAAATATGGAACAGGTGACTAATTCTAAAGCATATGTCTATAATCCAAAAAAGATTTTAATTGCTATTCCAACCGCCAAGTACATAGAATCAGAAACATTCAAATCAATATATGATCTTGAAGTACCCATGGGTTATGAAACAGATTTTCAATTTTTCTATGGTTATAATATAGATCAAATTAGAAATTTAATTGCAGATTGGGCACAAAAATACGATTATCTTTTTTCTGTTGATTCTGATATAGTAATGCCATCAGATACTCTTAAGAAACTCATAGCGCATAATAAAGATATAGTAACTGGTATGTATATACAGCGTATACCAGGAACACATGCTTTAGAAATATTTGGTATGGGCGGCAGAATGCCTTATGATTTAATTAAAGGTCAAGGTCTTTTAGAAATTGATGGATGCGGATTTGGTTGCGTTCTTATAAAAAGTAAAGTATTCAAAGCTATTGAATATCCACAGTTTGTATATCATTCAGCATTGGACCATAAAGATACCATTTCAGAAGATACTGATTTTTGCTTGAAAGCTAAAAGTAAAGGTTTTAAAGTATGGGTTGATACTAGTATCAAATGCAGTCATAAAGGAACTGCATGGTTCAATGTAGAAGATAATGCAGAAACAGAAGATATGATTAAGCTAAGATATCTTAGTAATCAAGATTTGCTGCCATTAGAACATATCATGTATCTTGCTTCAATGAAAAAAACAAATACGATTCCAGAAGTTATATATGATATAGGTGCATGCGTATTACATTGGCATAGAGAAGCTGCAAAGATCTGGGATAACTCAAAGTACTTTATATTTGAAGCAATGGACGAACCATCTTTTCTATATGAAGAAAAAAATCTTTCATATCACTGCGGTGTTTTAGCTGATCATGATAATAAAATAGTAGATTTTTATCAAAATACAGAACATCCAGGTGGAAATTCATATTATTTAGAAAATCCAGATGTAAATCCAGAAGCTAGTAACTATTTTAATGAATCGCACCGTAGAAAAAAAGTAGGTATGAAGCTAGATACTATTGTAAAACAAAAGTTCTGGCCATTACCTAATATGATTAAAATGGATATTCAAGGAGCTGAGTTAGATGTATTAAAAGGAGCTAATGATTGTCTAAATCATGCTACAGATCTTATTCTTGAATTGCAGCATACAAAATATAATATAGGTGCGCCGGTTGCTGCAGAAGTAATTAATTATCTAAAAGAAAAAGGGTTTCAGTTAATTACTAAATTTACTGAAACACCCTATGATGGTGACTATCATTTTAGGAAAATTATCGAGTAACCCTTGGCGTTACTGTAACTATTCCTTCTACTACTCTAGTTACAGTATTTGCATCATTTACTATACTCACGTCATATACATATCTACCAAAATTCAGATTGGCTGTTTGCCCGGCAGTCAATGATAGTTTAATTAGTCCGTTCAATGGTTGTATAGTTGTATTAGTAGTAAATACTGCAGCTGTATCTGAAGAAGTATACCATCTGCGTATCTGCGCATTTACTGTATATGGTGTGACATTGATTGGATCACCATTCTCATCAGTTACATCAATATATACATCAAATGTAGTTCCCTGATCAATTACAAGATTGGTCTTATTAGCCATTAGACTGTAATCGCACTTCTAAAGATTTTAGCTGTTATTGTATTTGAAGTAGGTGTTAACTGTAAATTAAAACTACCAGCTGTAATACTTGCAGAAAATACACCAGTTGAAGTACCATTATTAATTATGCCATATTCCGTAATATATGCATTAGTTCCATCATGTATACCTAATACTTTGCTAATTTGGAAAGTTGTAGCATTTGATGTTTGTACCAAGTATTCAACCGATCTATATGTAGCAATTGCAAAAGCATCTACAGTTTGTATAGTCGCGGTTGGCCCTGTAAATGTATAAGAATTAGAACTACTATGTACTGTTCCAATTATAAATGTGTTTGAAACATTAGTATTAGTAGAAAATAATGTAAATCGATTTGTGGTATTACCAATACTATAGATAGCATCGGTTGATGGAATTATGCTAGCTATAGCAGTTGTATTACCAGTAGAAATAGTAGTACCTGAAACAGTAAGATTTCCAGATACAGTTAAATCTCTTTGCACTAATACTAAAAGTGCTGATGTATCAAACGTAGTATTGCCGCTAAATGTAGAAGTATTAGATACAGTTAGTTTACCTGAAATATTAGCATTAGCTGAAAGAGTAGTTACACCGGTTACTGCTAATGTATTGTTGAATGTAACTGCACCAGTGGCTGATACAGTATTAGACATTACCACTGCGCCAGTAAGAGTACTATTACCAGATACTAATAATGTATTAGAAAATGATACTGCACCAGTGGCTGATAATGTATTAGACATTACTACTGCACCAGTGGCTGCTAATGTATTAGACATTACCACTGCGCCAGTAAGAGTACTGCCACCAGTTACTGCTATGGTATTAGAGAAAGTAGCAGCACCAGTTACTGCTATAGTATTAGAGAAAGTAGCAGCACCAGTTAAAGTAGATCCACCAGTTACTGCTAATGTATTATAGAAAGTAACTGCGCCAGTAGCTGATACAGTATTAGACATTACCACTGCGCCAGTAAGAGTACTGCCACCAGTTACTGCTATAGTATTAGAGAAAGTAACTGAGCCAGTGGCTGATAATGTATTAGACATTACTACTGCGCCAGTAAGAGTACTGCCACCAGTTACTGCTATAGTATTAGAGAAAGTAACTGAGCCAGTGG